GCAGACGATGATGCAGATAACCAGAGCGGAGATAATCGCGGTTACTCTGCTCATACCTCAATCTCTCTGACCGTTCCTCCCGCTTCTTTGAATTTTGCAATCAGGCTGTCAGCCTTATGCTCGAACTGACCATAGCCAGCCCCCGGCAGTGAAGCCCAGATATTGCTGCAACGGTCGATTGCCTGACGGATATCACCGCGATCAATCATCGGCAAAGCGCCACGTTCCTTAATCTGTTGCAGTGCCACAGCGTCCTGGCTTTTCGGAGAGAAGTCTTTCAGGCCAAGCTGCTTACGATAGGCATCCCACCAACGGGAAAGAAGCTGGTAACGTCCGGCTGCTGTTGATTTGAGTTTGGGGTTTAGCGTGACAAGTTTGCGAGGGTGATCGGAGTAATCAGTAAACAGTTCGCCGCCAACAATAACATCATAACCGTGATTACGTGTCGGTTGTCGCCCGTTATCCGTTCCTTCTGACCATGCCAGCATATCGAGGAACGCCTTACGTTGATTATTGATTTCCACCATCTTCTACTCCGGCTTTTTTAGCAGCGAAGCGTTTGATAAGCGAACCAATCGAGTCAGTACCGATGTAGCCGATGAACACGCTCGTTATATAAGCGAGATTGCTACTTAGTCCGGCGAAGTCGAGAAGGTCACGAATGAACCAGGCGATAATGGCGCACATCGTTGCGTCGATTACTGTTTTTGTAAACGCACCGCCATTATATCTGCCGCGAAGGTACGCCATTGCAAACGCAAGGATTGCCCCGGTGCCTTGTTCCTTTGCCGCGAGAATGGCGGCTAACAGGTCATGTTTTTCTGGCATCTTCATGTCTTACCCCCAATAAGGGGATTTGCTCTATTTAATTAGGAATAAGGTCGATTACTGATAGAACAAATCCAGGCTACTGTGTTTAGTAATCAGATTTGTTCGTGACCGATATGCACGGGCAAAACGGCAGGAGGTTGTTAGCGCGACCTCCTGTCACCCGCTTTCACGAAGATCATGTGTAGAAGGCCGCAGCATAACTATCACTGATGAATTCAGGATAGCCAGTGGCTACGGCTCAGTTATGGTGCTGGTTAACGGACTTGAACCGCTACCCATTCGCTTACAAGGCGACTGCTCTACCATTGGAGCTAAACCAGCATGTTTGGCGGGACAGCGTGGACTCGAACCACGATAAGAAGATTAACAGCCTTCCGTAATGACCTTTATACGACTGACCCAAATAAAAAAAGCCACCGTTGCAACTTAAGAGTCACTAACGGCAGCTTACCTTCTAATTATGGCTAAATGGATAATTGCATGTCAAGGCTTTTAACAGCAACATGCTTAACTTTCTCAACACGTTTACGCATTTTGAAAGCATTTTGCATTGGCTGGTACAAAACAAATAACGACGCTTTCAGGATGTCGTCAATTTCGTTTCTACAGGTTGCCAGTGAAGGTTTTCTCCATCCCTCGCCACCACGTCCACACATCTTGCGTGGCTTTGCAGTCGCGTGATAGTAGGATGCAATTGCTCGCTTAGATGAACCATGAGCGTAGTAGCTAAGGAGGATGCCAAAGGCTTTCTTGTCAATGCACATGACGGAATCGACGACCTGAGAAATCAACATTCCATCATCATCATTGCACATTGGCCTTGTCATAACTCTTCCCGGCTCTACGCTCTCCATGAACTTCGCTATTACGCTGCTCATGCGCTTTTCCAGACGACCTGAATAAACCCATGCGCCCCACAGTTCAAGCCAGCCATTCAGCCACTCATGCTGTTCTTTGGTGAGGTTTAGTTCTCTTATGCCCACGCGCCTTCTCCCTGTACCTGAATCAATGTGAGGTTTCCGCAGAACACTGCGCCGGTATCGATATACATCTGGTTGGCAAACTTGAGTGGTTTCACTGCTGGCGTATGACCAAAGATGAACGTGTCCGCGCCTTTGATTTCTTTCACGATCCCGTCTTGTGAGTTGCTGATTCGTTCGCGGTTCCAGATTACCTGCTGATGATCAACTGGCTTTCCAAACTCGTATTCGTCACAAGGATAATCGGCGTGGCAGATGACATATTTTTTATCTTTGCTCACCAGTTCGATGATTAACGGAAGTTCATCTGCTTTATGGGCAAGAGCTTTAGCCAGGATTTCTTTGTCGTAATCGAGATTAAAGAACCAGCCACCGCCATTAAGCAGCCAGTGATTAACGTTTCCACGCTCTGATAAGCCATCAATCATCATTTGCTCATGGTTTCCACGTACAGCTCTGAACCAGGGGAATGTGATTAATTCCAGGCATTCAACGTTCTCTGCACCACGATCGACCAAATCGCCAACCGAGATAAGCAGGTCTTTTTTGGTGTCGAATCCTATCGTCTCCAGTTTTTTCATCAGGTTCGTGTAGCATCCGTGCAGATCGCCAACTACCCAAATATTTCGGTATTTGCTGCCATCAATTTTTTCGTAATAGCGCATCTCTTTCACTCCATCCGCGATGAACCATAAGAACGTCGTTGACGATGGCGTGCATTTTCCCGTCTTTATCATCAACGTATTTTCTGACCGTGCCGCGACTACATTTCAGTCTGCGTGCTACTTCTGTCTGGTTTCCGTATGCTTCAACGAGCATGTCTGGAATGGTTTTTACTGAGAACGTCATGCGGCCTCACTTCTGCTATTTCGCAGGTCTTTGAGTTTCTGTTGGTACTCTGCCTTGATCGCCTTGCACTCTTCGACAGTCCAGCGATGGCGGTTATGGTTTGATTCGATTTCGTCTACTGCTTCCTGCCCGATGCGGTTAATCAGTTCGACGCGATACGGAACGAGATTTCCGCTTTTATGTTGGTTGCACACCACGCATTGCTTGTGAATATTGCGTTCATCAAATCGGAGTTGAGGCGCAGCAGCAGTTGTCCGGTAATGCCCGGCATCCCACTGAGCAGACGTGAGCGTTCCGCACGAGATACATGGTAAGTCGCGGTCTCTTTCTCTGATGAAGGCGTTTACGGCTTGTTGGGCTTGTTTAATCCAGTAACTGCGGGGCTTTAAGGCGAGTTTTCGAATCTTAAGTTTATCTTTCTGTTTCTGCTCCTCTCGTCGTCGTTTCTTCTCTGCTGCTTTTTCCGCTTTTTTGCGCTGTTTGCTTCGTAGTTTGAGTGCTAATTGAGTTCCGTGTTCCGGGCAGCACCACCACTGATTTGAGAATGCCGGGTGAAACCATTCCTTGCATATTTTGCATTTCCTTCGCGCTGGTTTAGCCATAATCTTCTTCCTCGTGCATTGAGCTATTCGGATCGCTCATCAGTTCTGCGCAGCAGTGCTCACACACGTGAACTTCCAGCACATGCAGCTTCTGACCGCAGTTAGCGCACGTTAAAGCCCGCTCGACGCTTTCTTTCTGGTATTGAAGAGATTGGGATGGACTAAGCATGGCTTTCACCATTAAAAAGTCGCTTGTAAGCATCAATGTCTCGTTTTGCTTCACCAAGCTTTCGTCTTAATTCCATGTTTTCTGATTCAAGCTTTTCCATATCTTGCTGGTATCGATCGCGGTGTTCTTTCCATGCTTTTCGATACGCCTTCATGTATGTCGTATTGGCCTTTCTCTTTGCCTGACGAACTGCGTGGTGGTTTTTCACAAACCAGTCAGGGTCGTTAAATGCTGCTCTGGCGCATGTATACCAATAATTTGTTGCCTCCCTGTTTAGCCAATAAATACTGATAAATGGCAACTGTATCGACACCATTTTTCGTTGAGATTCTTTCTCGCCAAACATGTGCCCTTTTTTGATGCTAAGGCCAAATCCAGGTTGAATTAAAAGCATTGTCATTTCCTCGCACGATGTCTTAGCCACCGGATATCCCACAGGTGAGCCGTGTAGTTGAAGGTTTTTACGTCAGATTCTTTTGGGATTGGCTTGCGTTTATTTCTGGAGCGTTTCGTTGGAAGGTATTTGCAGTTTTCGCAGATGATGTCGGTGATACTTCGTCGCTGTCGTCTCATGCCGCCCTCCTGACGCCCCGCCCGATCGCCATCAATGCCGCTTTGGATACGGTAGTAAACATCCGTCGAGGACTGATGAACGGTCGCCAAATCAGCAGCATGGAGCCTTTGCTGTTTCCCTTCTTCTCCAGCCCTGTCGATGGTTCGATAAAATTAATCCGTCCATCAGTGATAATGCGAACTTCGTCGACACTCTCCAGAGCCTTGCTGAACCATCCGACTGACATATCCTCTGGCACAAGCATAACTACCGTCTGTCGCTGTTGTATGCACTGCTCAGCGGCTTTTTCCACCCACGGCCTGATATTGCTGTACGGTGGGTTA